TCCCATGGTTAGACAAGCCTAAGTTCTCTACTACTAACCAAGCCAGGTTAGCGGTATCTAAACTAAAGCCCCTACCGAAAAAGAAGGAAAATAAATGAAAGCACTAATCAATAAGTTCCTTGGTCCAAAGGATATAGCAGCAATTAAGTCATACTTACGCGCCTTGCTAGCATCTGCTGTGACCATGGGTATTGCTCTTCTTACAGACATGAAGCCTGAGTACGCAGTACTAATCGGCGCATTGGCTGCACCATTGGCTAAATGGGCTGATAAGAATGAAACAGCATACGGACGAGGCTCCGAAGAGTAGTCCAAATAAGCCCTCCAAGGCCCTTTTAAGACAAGAAACCCCCTTACCTTAGTAGAAATACTAGGGCGAGGGGGTCTTTTGTCGTTTATGATGCAAACCTTGGCTACTGGAACGTTACTCAGTAGTAGCAGTTAATGCCATTCAACATTGTTACTCTTGGTATTCCTCTTCGAGGTCTTCCAAGAATCTCTCGTATTGCTTTCCTCGAATTCGTGCTTTAACATCGTAGTAGGCTGCCTCTAGGGCATAGAATACAACGATACCAGTAAGTGAAGCCAGTGCTACTTCTAGAAAATTTGACATAGTACTCCTTAGATATAATTATAGTTAATATACTATATACAAGGCCAAAGGCCTTTATATATTTTCTTTATATATCAATTATACACGTATTTTTTCAGATGTCAATTATTTAAATGTTTGACAGATACCCAACTGTGGTCTTATACTTGAACCATGTCAATCAAACTAGAAGAATATACTCTACCAGAGCACATATCGTACTCTGCATTCACTACCTACCTTACGTGTGGGTATCAATACTACCTCGGCAGACTCCTCAATAAGGAGGAAGCCCCATCCGTCTGGTCTGTTGGCGGTTCAGCGTTCCACCTAGCGTGTGAAAACTACGACAAGGAGAACGTATGAGCGTACAGCAACTATGGGACCAAGCATGGGTTGAGTGCAAAGGTGACACCGACCTAACCAATGCTCGCGTTGGCGGTCGTGCAACCAAGGCTAACCCTAACAAAGAAGACGTTACCTTCTGGCAAAACCAAGGACCCAAGTGGGTTGAGGCTTACATTGCATGGCGTAAGGCTAACCCTACATGGAATATCTGGACAGCACCAGATGGAAACCGAGCAATTGAACTTGCCCTGACTCCCGTAGTCAAGGATGTTCAAGTCAAGATGATTATTGACCGCGTATTCGAAGTCAATGGTGAACTTGTAATTGTCGACTTAAAGACATCTCAGAATACTCCAACTAGCAACCTTCAACTTGCCTTCTATAAACTTGGGCTGGAACAACAGTTCGGTATCAAGGTCAAGTGGGGTACGTATTACATGTCACGTGGTAATAACATCTCAGAGATGGTAGACCTATCTGAGTACACCTACGACAAAATGGAATACCTAATAGAAACATTTGACAAAGCCCGTAAGGCTGCGTTATTCTTACCCAACACAAACAGTTGCCAGTACATGTGCGGACTCACGGAATACTGTCAATTCTCTATTAAGAAGGATAAATAAATGGCCGAAGACTGGAAGTTACAAGTATCGTATAAGACCCCATCAGGGGATATGATTAACGTACGTGCTCAAACCGCAGATGAACTAAGCGTATTGCTTGAAGGTGTTGGCGACTTCGCTACACAGATTGCTGCAACGCAACGTCTGCTTTCGGGGGTAAGCACGGCAGCCCCTTTATCGACATCGCCTTCCACCGAAGGCACAACGCCACCGCCTTACTCAGCACCACCCCAGGCGCAGGCTCCGTCCGCTATGGGAGCACCAGCGCCCGTACAGGGTGGACCGACGTGCCAGCACGGACCTCGCAAGTACAAGTCGGGAATCTCCAGCAAGACAGGAAATCCTTACGCGATGTGGGTCTGTCCGATGCCTCAGGGCGCGGACCAGTGCAAGCCAGTCAACTAATACCAGAAGAATTTCCATTTTAAATTAACTAGGGAGGGAACAAATGAGAACACTAGTACGCTCAGTAGGACGTGCCTCAATTGGAGGGGAACCCCTCCCTAGTTCATTTAGAGCATTTGAACAGAACAAGATTATCATACGTCGTTCAGAAGTTTCTATGTTTGCAGGTGCGCCAGGAGCGGGAAAATCTACTCTAGCCCTAGCACTTGCACTTAAGACCAACGTGCCAACATTGTATATCTCAGCAGATACCAATGCACACACAATGGCTATGCGCCTAGCATCTATGATTTCGGGGAAGAGTCAGTCGGATGTAGAGCAGAAACTTAATACTGATGTTGGTTGGACGAAGGCGGTCCTCCAAAAGGGAAGTCATATAATCTGGTCGTTCGAATCCTCGCCAACCTTAGAAGATATTGATGAGGAAGTCCAAGCATTTGAAGAGTTGTGGGGATGCAGCCCATCTCTCATTGTCTTGGACAACCTCATGGATGTTGCCACCGATGGTGGCGAAGAGTTCGCATCTATGCGAGCCATTATGAAGGAGTTGAAGTATCTTGCGAGAGCAACTAATGCAGCGATTGTTGTACTACACCACACTTCGGAAGCAGTTCCAGGAAATCCTTGTCAACCGCGAAGCGCTATTCAAGGAAAAGTCTCTCAACTCCCTGCGCTTATATGTACACTTGGAACTGTTGGCACATCAATGGGCGTTGCATCAGTCAAGAATCGCTATGGACGAGCAGACGCGAATGGAACGCTCATGACATGGCTTGCATTTAATCCAGAATATATGTACATCGATGATATACCCGAGAATGTTTAGGAGAGGTTATGTTAATGGAAAAGACACTAAAGATTATGAAGCAGGAAGCATACGTACAGGGATGGCAAGATGCAGCAGATGCAATCACATCTAAGTTCGAAGAGTCACTACGCGGTTCAATCGAGAGTCTAGAACTACCCAACTTTGAGGATGAAGATGACAACAAGGAAAAGTCATAAGGCTAGAGGTGCAACCTATGAAACCGACATCCGAGACTGGTTTAGAGCAAATGGATACGATAGTGAACGACTTGCTCGAACAGGTGCGAAAGACGAAGGAGACGTTGTTGTCCGTAAAGACTTCCTTGGCTCAATTGGGGTTATTGAATGTAAGGCTCCAGGAGCAGGCAACGCCATTGACCTTAGTGGATGGACAAAAGAAGCACAAGTGGAAGCCGTACATTACGCAGAAGCCAGAGGGCTTACGCGAGAGCAGGTAATGCCAGCAGTACTAATCAAAGCAAGAGGCAAGTCAATAGCAGATTCGTATCTAGTATTAAGGTTGGGCGATGTATTTGGTGGATGACTTACCAGACATAGTAGCGGTGTTGAAGCACTACGGTGCCAACATTACTCGAGCGTCTGGTCAAGTCAACGTCAAGTGTCCGTTCCACAATGATAGTCATGCAAGTGCAAGTTTCAATACAAGACAGAATATTTTTAATTGCTTCGCGTGTGGTATGCAAGGCAATAGCATTCAAATAATTGCTAAGAGAGAAGGGTGTGATATACGTGAAGCAAAGTCTATCGCAGAAGGAATTACTGGGGAGAGCAACGAGCAAGTACGCGGGAAACATCTCTCTGGCGGAAGATTACCTAGCAAGTCGGGGAATAACAAAGGAAGTAGCGCGTCTGGCGCGATTAGGCGTAGTAGAGGAACCTGAACCTGGACATGAACAGTACACGGGTCGCCTCAGCATACCGTACATTACAAAGACTGGCGTTGTTGACCTGCGCTTTCGCTCTCTTAACCCTGCCGTTGAACCGAAGTATATGGGTATGGTCGGTGTTGATACTCGCATGTACAACGTACTTGACATTGAGACTGCTGGAGATTGGATTGGTGTCTGCGAAGGAGAGTTGGATACGCTTACTATGTCTAAGTTGGTCGGAATTCCCTGCGTTGGCGTTCCTGGGGCGAACTCTTGGAAGAAGCACTATACAAGATTGTTGGCCGATTTCGAACGCATCTTCGTCTTTGCCGATGGTGATGCCCCAGGGCGTGAGTTCGCGGCAAGTTTATCTAGAGAACTTCCTGTCACTACAGTTACATTTGGAGACGGAGAAGATGTTAACAGTGCTTATATCCGATACGGAGCGCAATTTATCAGAGAAAAAATGGGGTTAAACGTTGATTGATATTCCACCGTGCGCAGTATGCGGACAGCAATTCGATAACATCTTCGAAGCAACTGACCATATGATTGACGACAATGAAGAAGAAGAATTCAATCCTGAAATAATCCTACCTAATGGATATAAGTTGCTACTTGGTAGTCTGTTACGTCAACTCTTTGACAAGGCTGATGACCCAGAAGAAGTGCGTAACATTACCCAACTGACTTACGGAACATTGTACGCAGCAGAATCAGACGTGGGTCTAATGAAGAAGTTGGTCGAGGATGCAATCATTCACGAGCACATGTCAGAGATAGATGATGAATTAAAAGAACTACTAAACGAAGGAGAAGAAGATGGCAAATACTAAGTTCGTTAATGACTTGGGAGATACTACCTCTGAACTGTTCGACTTGCTTCTATCGAAGCATGCAGACTACGGTCCAAAGAACATCAGCGAAAGCCCTGGCGGTCCATTAAATGGGCTACGCGTAAGAATGCACGACAAACTAGCGCGAATCAATAACTTGGTCGACACAAACAAAAATCCAGAGCACGAAGCACTCGAGGATTCTTTTAAGGATATGGCAAACTATGCAATCATCGGATTGCTAGTACTGAGAGGACAATGGGATAGCGAATGAAAATCTTTGGACCATACAAAGGCAGTAAGCAGAACGGTGGGAGACCAATCTATGTCTTTAAGCGCAAGAAAAAGGACGGCACTACTACCACTACGTCTTCGAATAAGGCTCGCGTGGATTATGAGAAAGCAACGGGTAAAACCCTCCCGAAAGACTCGGAAGTAGACCACAAGAATAACAAGGGCAGAGCAGGCGATGACCGCATCTCTAACCTTCGTGTATTAAAGAAGAAGGATAACGTGGCACTAGAAAACAAGCGACGTGCTAAGCCTACGGCTAAGAAAACTACTAAGAAAGCGGTTAAAAAGAAGCCATGAAAACTATAGTCTGTGTGTCCGATTTACAAGTACCTTATCACGATAAGCGTGCCGTTGCCAACCTTGCTGCTTTCATCAAGGCTTACAAGCCAACCGAAGTAGTATCCGTCGGAGACGAAATGGATATGCAGACTATTTCAAAATGGTCAAAGGGAACTCCACTAGAGTATGAACGCTCTATTGGTAGGGATAGGGACGAGACAACTCGGGTACTCGAGTCACTCAAGGTCAAGCATATCATTCGGTCAAACCACACGGACCGTTTGTATAACACAGTTATGATGCGTGCTCCTGGGTTACTTGGGCTACCCGAGTTGGACTTACCACAGTTCCTACGTCTACCAGATATCGGTGCTACATACCATGAGAAGCCTTATGAGTTAGCACCTAACTGGTTACTCATGCATGGTGATGAAGGTGCTATGAAGTCTACTGGAGGGCTTACAGCCCTTGGTCTAGCGATGCGCACAGGTAAGTCAGTAGTGTGTGGACATACGCACCGCATGGGTCTAGCACATCACACTCAAGCCTATGGAACTTCAACACCTCAAACCGTATGGGGTATGGAAGTTGGTAACTTGATGCGCTACAAGGATGCAAAGTATATCAAGGGTGGACTATTCACATGGCAACAAGGCTTCGGTATGTTGTACGTTGATGGTCGCACAGTAGTGCCAGTAACAATCCCAATTGCAAGAGATGGTTCATTCATTGTGGAAGGTAAAGTGTGGGGTCGATGATGCTACCTTGGGAACGTATAGAACCTTGGGACTTTGTTATCGCTCATGTCTCTGATGAGTATCACAAGAAGTATGACATGGTTGAGCGAGAAGATATACAGCAATCATTATATGAATGGTTCCTCAAGCATCCCAATAAGTTGGATGAGTGGGAAGCAATCGGACATAAGGATGCTAAGAATCTAATCTATCGTTCGCTTCGCAATCAAGCATTAGATTATTGTCAGGCTTGGAAAGCCAAATCAGTTGGCTATGAAACATCAGACTTGTTCTACTATGAACCAGATATGGTTGAGGCATTACTGCCTGCAATCCTGCGTGATGACTTTACTGTGATGCCGATACTTAACCTTGGTAAAACAGGGCGACCACCAGCACCATCAGAGGGCGGTAACATGATGGCGATGATGGTCGAAATTAAAGCAGCATACCTTAAACTAAATGAAGATGATAAGACTGTCTTGTTCTACAAGTATGCTGAGTCCCTGGACTACGCCGCTATCGCCAAAGAGATGGAGATAGGTAGCGAAGATGCTGCTCGTATGAGGCACAATCGTGCCATCAGGAAGTTAATCAATCGTATCGGTGGTTACAGACCATTCCTAGATAAGGATATTGCTGAGCCAGTAACTACCGTAGACGACGAACAACCAGAGCATATACATGAATCCGACGATGAGTAATGGTACAAGAACAGGCGAGATTATCTTAATAAATAGTCTCAGATATCTTGTCCTGTTCTGAGTTGTAGTTCTCGTATGCTTCATGTGCAGCAATCTCCTTGGCGCGTGCGGTTCTCATGTGTTCTAAGATTGCTCCTGGTGTTACCAGATATCCTCTTGAAGGATTAGGTTGGATGTCACAAGTGATTGGTTTGCCAATCTCCCAGACAACTTCCTTGAGTCTAAACAATGGAATTATAAGTACCGAATCCTCAAGTACAAATCCCCAATGCGTAGCCTGACTAACGCGAATCCCAGATGGCTTCCATGCACTCTCGTTCTGATAGTAACACTCAGTCTCAATGTATAGATTGCCTGTCTTGACCCACTTCTTGTCAGTTTTAACCTCTACTGTATCTAGGTGGAGTAAGTCTGCGACCTTACTCTCACCTTCTAGTCCTGCCCTGTAATCTAAGTCCCAATTACTATCTTTCATTTGCCCTCCATGTATTTAGTAAACGCTGTGTCCCAATCGTAATTATCGAAGTAGTCTGCAACACCATCGACAATCTGTTCTCGTAGTTTCTGCATTTCTTCATCAGTCATTTATCCTCCTGTAGAATAGAAGCCAGAGCCATTGAACTTGACTGGCGGTACGGAGTACACCCTAGTCATGGGGTCATTACATGTATCGCAGTAAGGTATGATTTCATCATCCGCCATACCTCTAGTAACAACGACAAACTCCGAATCATTATTACATTTGTATTCATAACTAGCCATTAGTGCCATCCTTTCTATAAATCGTCATAGCATTCTCCACATACCCACCATGAAAGCATCTCTAACAATTCACTCTCAGGTGTTGGAGATTCACAACGAGAACAGTCGATTGTATCTTCCTCCATTAGTACCAGCCTTTCTTTTCGTGGAACTTCCATGCCATGCAAGGCGTGCCGTATCTGTGCATGATATAGGCGAAGCCTCTGTCAATCTGTAATGGTGCAGGTGTCTTAGGGTCTAACCCTAATATCTGCGGTATACCGCCAGCGTTCTTGCCCATTACCTTTATCTTGTTGTATGCCTCTGACCGCCAGTTGGATTCCTGCGTCCAGAGTTTATCTAAGCACTCGTACTGATTGTCTGCCCACGCTAACATCACATCTCTAGCGTAAGCCTTACTGTCTTCGACTACCCATTCCCTTACTGGTATCTGAGTAGCCTCATCCGTTCGGTTAGCCGAACGATTAAACATGAATAACAATATTACAATTACTGCAAATGCAATTACTTTTTTTATCATTCTGGCACCTCAATCCAAGGTTTAAGCGCTCTATAACTTCTAAGTGCTTTCCCCTCATCGGATTCTTTATTGAACCTCTTGCCCGTCATGATGACACGCTCACCTGCAAGCATACCACCCCAGATACCAAATGGCAAGTTTTTTGGCTCCATACCTTCGTCTAGACATTCATCTTGCTTAGGGCATGAGTAACATAAGGCAATAGCCCTGTTGGCTTCCTTCACCAATGGTATCATTCTGCTTGGTGAGGGTGCGCCAATCCCTACCTCTGGGTACCACGCATCAGGGTTGGCATCTCCCGTGCATTTACCATGTAGTGTGCTAATCATCTCCCCACATCCTATCTGGTTCTTGGTATCCGTCATCATCTTCTTCTTCTTCAATGTCAAGTGCAATGTCGTCATCTAATGGTGGCTCGTAACTCATGCACCTACCTCGCTCTCCAAATCAAAGATGGCATAATCAGCAAACTCTTGACCATACTCATCTACTGTAATGTCGTGCGCAATCTTTAGTGCTTGGTCTTCCGACTCTACATCTTCAATCGTTAACCATTCCTCATACTTCACTCGTACTCGTATACTATTTACCATTATGCCACCTCTCTTAGTAGTAATCGGACTTCTGCTATTCGTGCGTTGTGCGTGTTCTCGTATTCATACTTGTATAGTCCTGTTGTGCTTGTAAGTACTTGCAGATAGTCAATCAAGACTTCCCGCAACTTTTCCTTTTGTTCTGTCGTCATGATGCTCCTATCCTGCATTGTGAGATGGTACGAATACTCGATACACCTCTACATTGGTTAGTTCCTTGCCCCACTTTAGGGCTAGGTCTTGCGTGTCGAATGGTCCATAATGCACCAGTCCGTCAATAGTTTGTGTCGAAGTTATCCAACCAGCCACCCACATCCCTGCGAATGGGTCTGACTGTCGGGCTAACCCGACACTAGAATCCGAATGAGTCGTTGTAGTATCCACTTACTCTCCCCTTTGCACTATAGGCGTATCGGTCTTTTTCTGGTGTCCAGCATAGGCATGTATCTTGGTACATACCGTCGCAATCATAGCATGTGAAACACATCTCACAGTAGTACGGATTGGAATCTGTCTCTGGTATACCTAAGCAATGAGCGCACTCAGTAATGTATCCACTTTCTTCCCAACCAGTATCATTAAGCGCCGTAGCCGACGCCTTACTGGGCAAACTATAGTAAGTAGCCCATGTAGATTGCTTGTAGGTAGAGTTAGACCACCACATGCCCTCGTCATCCCAGAATCCTGAACTCTCGTTGATAATGTAACAGGTCTCCTTAGCGTTAGGGTCTAAGGTGAATACTACAATCTTACTACCTAGCGACCACTTGCTAACCATAGCCCACACATGGTCATCATCAAGGGCTGTGACACCACCCATAGCAGGCAAGGTATCCTCTGCAAAGATACGCGTATCACTACGACGGTCGCCTGCTGAGATGTTGATGTCAAGAATACCATTGTGTGCTAGGTAGGTATCGTAACTATTCTTGACCTTAAATGGGTGACAGTTCTCCTCATTCTTTACACCATGCGTAGCATAGCGAGCATGGAACATAGCATAACTAGACGGGAACTCTTTGCGTACTTCTAGGAACTCCTTGATGATTTTCTTGCTAGACATACCACGACCTGTGACAATACCATTAGGCGTGATGACTGCATAGCCGAAGCCATGCGGATTGTTGCATGATGCACATTCTAAGTCCTTCTTGCGAGGAGTAGAATTAGGCGAGGCTACTACTAATAAACACATGTTACACACTCTCATTCTGTCGGGCTAACCCGACAACTAGTTTATCTATACGGGCTGTTAGTTCTGGGTACAACGTTTCATTCTGGAATACATACCACATCAGGTTGTCTGCACTAAGTGCGCCTTCACGCACATCTTGAACAGTAAGGGTTCGGGTGTACTCAACGCTGGCATGCGCTAAGTCTATCTGGGCTTTAATCGTGTCACCATTAACGCTACCTCGGAAGATACGCATCTCTAGTGTCTCTCTGTTGTTGGTATTGACTGCTGAGTAGCGGTCACTATTGTAATCTGTATTTAACTTGTGCTTGAATTGTCGCGTGGTGGTAATTTCATACCCTGTATCCTCGCTCCATAAACGCTCACCATTACTATCACGCTTGTAATCATTGCGATAGATGTCTGTGAACTTAGCCCATTGGTCGGATGTACGACCTGCTAGGGTTGAATAGAAGTCGGGATTGGAATACACAAGGTTGAGGAATCGGTGCATGTGCGCACCACCATTGAACCCTGTGCGTGAGATGTGAATGTGCAAACCACATGTCTTGGTGTTCCATGACTTGACCTTGTACGAACTATTACTACGCAATTCCTCTAGCGTTAGCCATAAGTCTTGTGCCTCATTCTTAAAGAAACTGTGAGACATAGGATGCGTAACTATCTCGAAGCCATTATTAAGCGAGCCGTCATGCTTGAGATAGGCTAAGTCCATAGACTCTAGT